AGGATGCAAGGGCGGCAAACCAAAGCCTAACCAAAGCGTAACCAAGACCGAACCATCGCCTAACCAAAGGCTAACCAAGACCAAACCACAGGCTAACCAAGACGTAACCAAGACCGAACCAAAGCCTAACCTAATGTATAATGTAAATGATAATGTAAATGATAATGTAAATGAAAATGATTTTAGAAATAGGAATTTCAAAACTGAATTGCTTGCCGATGAGATGTTTTGCGAGACGTTTATGATGAGCAAGAACTGCGACCGCAAGGAGCTTGAAAAGCAGGTCAACGACTTTGAAGTGGACTTGACATTGAAGGACGTGGAACACAGCACGTTCAGCAAGTACAAACGACACTTTGCCAACTGGGTAGCGTACAAGAACATCACCCAGAAGCCGCATTGGTCGCACACCATTAGCAGTGAAGATAGAATGTACTTTGACGAACACGGAACACTGCCCGATGGAAGCCTTCCCTACTGAAACGATGCTGATTGCGATGATGTTCGCACAGCCAAACACGATGCCCGAAGCGGCGGCGTGGCTGGAAAACAAACCCGACTTTTTCCAAATACCGAACAACCAGCACCTGTATGAAGTGTTGATGCACCTGCGCAAGGAAGGCAGGGTCATCGACTACATCAGCGTGAGCTTGCTACTATCCAAGCACATTGCCAACCCGATGGAGTACCTGATAAGCCTTGACAGCGCGGTACTGGGAATGACTGACATCTACACGCCGATGCTGATGGCAACGGAAAGTTACCTACTGCGCAAGCTTCACGCCGTGACCAACAAAGCCACAAGCGCGATGATGAACAAGAGCGCGCATCCACTGGAAGTGCTGGATAACCTGACCATTGACGTAGAAGGCATCAACCGTTCAATGCTTGCCAAATCCAACAAGAAGATTGACAAGCTAATGGGTGAACTGCTGAAAGACCTGATTGAACGCAAGGAGGGGCGAAAGAACCTTGGCATCAGCAGTGGCTGGGGTAAACTGGATGCAGTGCTGGGAATGCTAATGCCATCCACACTGAACATCCTTGCCGCGCGACCTGCAATGGGCAAGACCGCGTTCACGGTGAACTGGGCGGTTCAGATTGCCAAGCAGGGAAAGAAGGTAGCATTTTTTTCGTTGGAGATGAGCGCAGACGAACTGGCCGCACGCATTCTTGCCGCAGAAACAGGCGTATCAAATGGGAACATAATGAAGAACCCGCGTGAACTGCTTGACAGCGAAGTCAAGGCGTTATTTGCCGCCAGCGACCACATTAAAGACCTGCCATTGCACATCATTGACGCAGGGATGGTGAATATAAACGTAGTGAACGCCGAGGTGGACCGCATTAAACCTGACGTCGTGTTCATTGACTACCTGCAAATAATGACACCGCAAAACAGCGTCCAAGCGGGCGATACCAATAAGTTTTTTGAAGACCTGACCCGCGACTTGAAAATCACATCCAAGCGACTGAACATCCCAATCGTACTGCTCAGCCAGTTGAACCGCAGTTTGGAAACCCGAACCAACAAGCGGCCAATCCTTTCGGACATCCGAAGCAGTGGCGGCATCGAGCAGAACGCGGACACGGTTACCTTTGTACACCGCGAGGCGTACTTCAATCCGCAGGCTGACCGCAAGGCGGCGGAGTTGATTGTAGCCAAGAACCGAAACGGTATGTGCGGCACTGCTGAAATGTATTTTTATGACCACCTAACGAAATTCACTGACCTTCCTATCTTCCCACCTAAATTCAAAAACGATGACCAAACGCCATTCTGAAAGCGACCTGCAACGTGCTTGCTATCGCTTATTTTGCTTGTGCAAGCCGCTTGAATATGGCTTGCTATTTATGAACCACAACAACCCGCGCAACGCGATAAACGGCTCACTGCTCAAGACAATGGGAATGGTGGCAGGTGTCGCGGATATGACCTACCTGCATCCTGATGGCGTGAAGTTCATCGAGTTTAAAGTCGATGGAGGCAAGCAATCGGAAGCGCAGAAGAACTGGCAAAAGCTGGTGGAAAGCAAAGGCTACACGTACCACATCATCCGAACCACCAAAGAATTTTGCGACCTGATGAACATTCAACTAAGCGGCGTATGAAAACACCAACCTTTATCACTGAAATTGCCAAGCGCATCGAAGCCATTACAGGCGTGACGTTTGAAGAAATTTGCACAACCAATCGCAAGGCCGAAGTTACACGAGCAAGGCACGCGCTGATGTGGTACTTGTATCGCAAGCATCATTACCAATACAGCCTGTCAGCCATTGGCATATTGTTAAACCGCAACCACACCAGCGTATATCACGGCGTGCTTGTCGTGGACTGGGCGTTGCACAATAATGATTCGCGCTTTAAATTTATACAAACAATAGAAGACTCTGACTATATTTGCCCACAATGTGGATGCAAACGAAATCATACACCAGCTGTACAATGACGGAGTGTTCCGACAAGTGGCAAGGCAAATTGCGACAAGCGACTATGCCGATGACCTCGAACACGAACTGGTCATCTACTGCTACGACCGACCAGAACGCGTTGAACAGCTACACGCGTCAGGCGCACTCACGTTTTACATCGTCAGAGCCGCTATCAACCTATTCAGAGGCAAGACATCGCCATTTCAGCGCAAGTACAGGCACAACGAAGAGCGCGTGGCTTTGGGTGAAGTTGAGCAGGTGGATGAGAAGTATAGCACAGTTCCTGACCACCTGTATCGCAAAGCGGAAGCAGAGATGGACAAGTGGGCGGCGGCAGGGAAATATCCATACGACAAGAACCTATTCTTGCTATGGCTGGAACTGGGCAACAAGAAACTTATCAACCGCAACACAGGCATTCCATACAGGTCAATTTGCTACACGATTGACCTATGCAGGCAACGACTAAAACAAGCACTACAAGATGATTACAACGATTTTATTGGCGGCTTTGACAGCATTGGCGATGGAACGCTATAACGTACTGCCCAAATGGTACTACCGCATCAGCCGCTTCAAGCCTTTATCGTGCCAGTCCTGCCTTGCCTTTTGGACAGGATTTGGCTTGTCACTTTTTGACCAACCGCTGTACTTTGCGCCGTTTGTCGGCTTGGCATCTGCGGCATTGGCCATCATCATCATAAAGCTAACCGAATGAATGCAACCCTAATTAGCGAAGTACTTGCCATCAAGCCGAAACTTGAACTGTATCATTCAACCAAGTCGCTACGCCTTACCCCTGCTGAGGTGAACACCTTGCAAGCGGCGGCGATTAGCCTTGGCATTCCGCGCACCGATTGGTGGTGCGCAACCTGTGCTGTTGGTCGGCTGTCGGAACTGGTGGCTCACGCCGAGCATTGTGTAAATGAAGGGCAAGTGGTATTTAATGTAAACGGCGATAAAGCGCATTCGGCAGATGACCGCTCGCAAGAAGGTCATCCAAGGCGGCACAAGTGCAGGAAAAACAATCGCCATCCTTTCCATACTAATCGACATAGCCGCAAAAGCCAAGACCGAAATCAGCGTTGTATCTGAATCCGTGCCGCACCTTCGCAGGGGTGCAATCAAGGACTTTGCCAAGGTGATGCAGTGGACAGGACGCTGGGCAGCTGACCGCTGGAACAAAACCCTGCTGACGTACAACTTCGCCAACGGAAGCACCATCGAGTTTTTCAGCGCAGATAGCGAGGGCAGGCTCAGAGGTGCAAGGCGGCAGGTGCTGTACATAAACGAAGCAAACAACATCGACTTTGAGAGCTACTACCAGTTATCCATCCGTACGAGCGAAGCGATATACATTGACTACAACCCAACGCACGAGTTCTGGGCGCACACGGAGGTGCTACGCGAGGATGATGCTGACCTGCTGGTGCTGACCTTCCGCGACAACGAAGCACTTCCTGACACGATCCGCAAGGACATCGAGATGGCGGAGGTGAAGGCCGCGACATCACCGTACTGGGCTAACTGGTGGAAGGTGTACGGTCTCGGGCAAGTCGGCAGTGTTCAGGGCGTAATATTCAGCAACTGGACGCAGGTGGATGAGATTAACTACACGACATCCAAACTGGTCGCGCTTGGCCTTGACTGGGGGTACACCAACGACCCGACCGCACTGGTGGCGGTGTACAGGTCAGGCGACACGCTGACCCTTCACGAACTGCTGTACGCCAACAACCTGACGAACCAAGACATCGCGACCAAATTGCGGGAGTTCGGCATCAATCGGGCGTGGGAGATTGTCGCGGATTCAGCTGAACCCAAAAGCATCGAGGAGGTGCATCGCCTTGGCTTCAACATCAAGCCAGCAAGCAAGGGGCAGGACAGCATCCGCAATAGCATCGACATACTGCATAGGTTCAACATTCAGGTGACGAAAACCAGCACCAACCTCATCAAGGAACTACGCAACTACACGTGGGATACTGACCGCACGGGTGCATCGTTGGGAGTGCCGATTGACAAGTACAACCAC